GCGAGTAATAATATCAAGGTTGGCAAATGCGATCAAATCCCAGGAAACTGGGGGAGTTGGTGCATATTTACGTCAATCTTATTCCAGTAGTGCATGTGGAGCTTTTCAATACATGCCAACATCATGGGATAACTTTATGGGATACAAAAATGCATGTGATGCACCAGAATGGGTACAGGATGAACGTATGATTAATGAACTTCAGTATTCATATAACAAGTACCACGACTGGAGAAAAGCAGTAGCAGCACATCTTTACCCATCAAGAGCAGACAATATGAATTCTTGGTTCAAACCAGTTCCAGGAAATCCTACTGTCTTCCAATATGTTACATCTGTATTTCAGAAGGCGAACATAGCATACTGATGAGAATTCAGGTATTTTCACGGTATTACAATTTGGCTCAAGCGGGAGTGGTAAAACCTCTCGCTTGTCCAAACCACGAAAAAGAAAAACCCTTAGTTTATGATCTAATACATTTTATGGGAAATGATGATAAAATAAGATTAAAATGCTTAGCTTGCAATTATGAACAAATTGCTGGCATACAACTGTACGAGAATATTTTAAAGGAATTGAGGAATTTAGATGCTACCTAATATTGGTGATTATTTTGTTGTTAAAACAGATGGCCTAGCTGGATTACTTATTAGGCTGGGAACTGGCTCTAAATGGAATCACGCTGGAATTTATATTGGAGATGGAAAAATTGTAGAAGCCCGCCCAGTTGGGGTGACAATTAGCAAACTTGACAAGTATGATAAAAATCCAATTCTTTGGAATACAGTAGTTGATAATTTGAATACAGATCAAGGACAAAAAATAGCAGATCGTGCAAAAGGTTTTGTTGGAGATAGTTATGGGTTTTGGTCTATTATAAATATTGGGTTTAAAATTTTATTTCTTGGCTTATTTCCAAACTTAAAAAGAGCCGAAAATGAAAAAAGTGTTATATGCTCTCAATTAGTTGCCTGGAGCTATTCTGTTGGTGGAATAAAGTTGTCCAAAAAACAACATGCACTAGTTTCTCCGAAAGACCTAGCTGAAAGACTCATAGAAAAATAATCCATGGACTTTTTGCCAATTGTTGAAGGACGTTCTTGTGAAGGTTGCACTAAATGTTGCGAAGGTCACTTAAGAGCAACTATTAAGGGTCATGAAATGGGTTCTGATAATTATGGAGAACTCAAGCCTTGCATATTTGTTGAAATTGGAAAAGGTTGTGGAGATTATGAAGATCGCCCAATGAATCCTTGCAAAATATTTAAATGCGATTGGCTGACAAATCCAGATATGCCAGAATCTTTTAAACCATCAAGAAGTAATGCAATATTTACAACACGAACAGTAAATGGCATACAGTACATGAAGCTTATTGAAGCTGGAAGAAAATTAGATTCTGAAGTTTTATCATGGGCAATTGAGCATGCTCTTATGAACGGTATAAATTTCTCCTGGAGAGTTTTGTCTAATATATTTTGGATTGGCTCAGAAGATTTCAACATTATGATGGACAAAGATTATCCTTTACTTAGTGTAACGAATGCTGATGGCGAAAATACACATTGAAAGGGCTTATATTGAGTCTTCAGAAAAGCAGGATGAGTTTTCCATTTTAATTCATATAAAAAGTAACAATGACCACATACTGGCTGGGAAAGTTGATATAGATCAACCATTAATTTGGCTTCACACAATTAATTCAAGTAATGGAGATTTAATTATAAATAATTCTGCTGGTATGGAAAAGTTCAAATGGGATCATATTACAAGGGAGATAATCGGTGGGTAATTTGGGCGAAGAGCTGGAAACAAAAGATTACTGGGATAGACTAGAGTCAACAATAGAAAATGTAAGAGAATTGCTTGGTGCTATATTTATTCAAGAACAACGTAATTATGATATGCTAAGTATTATTGCTGATAAATTAGGTGCAGATGCTCAAGGATTATCTTCACTACATGAAGCAGGTAAAGTATTAGCTCCTGCCCCATCTTTTATATTTGATGAAGATACAGATTAACGAGCACAAAAGATAATTCCAGCTCTTTTTGACAAAGACTTTACATCATGCAAAGTATTTTCTTTAACGTATATTACGTCTCCAGAACTTAATATATATTCGTGATCGCCATCTTTATCAGAGATTATCCATAAGGAATCTCCGCCACATGCCCAGTGAATTGTATCATGTTCATCTACGTGACTTGCAATCCCGCTTTTACTAACACCCTCTTGACCATCAATTAGTTCTGAAACAACTAAAGAGTACCCATGGCGTGATTTAATAGGCTCTTCGTATGCTTCAGAGCAAAATGTATCAAATTTTTTTGCATTCTTCATTTTAAATAAATCGTTTGTATCAGGACCATTTACAATGTGAAATCCTTCAAAGTCAGACCTATGCTTATTCTGCAATTTTGCCTTTTCAATATATTCTAAAAAAACATCTGAAGTAGGCGTATCTGGCAAAACGCCTCTAAATACTTTGTGAGTTATATCACTACTTAAAATACACTCTTTTAATGATTCTGTAAAATTTTCCATATACCACTATTGTACCCCTTTTTTAAGTTTTTTAAAAATAATAGATTATTTCTGTATTTATGGTATAATATAAGATATACCCAGGGGGAAGCATGTTTAGAAATGATAAAAATTTAGTTGAGCTTTCAAAATAAATGGCAAGGGATCATCAAGCACAGTGGATGAGAAGCCCACAATTTAAAACTCCAAGAAAACCTTCTAAACAAAATCCAGGCAGGGAATTGGAAAAAAAATTAGAATTATTTTTTAATGCTTTAAAAGAAAGGCTTTTATTTTGGAAGAAAAATTAAATATACCAAATGCAATAAAGCTTGAGGAAAATATATACTTGGTAAAAAAATTTCTTGATCAAGATATGTTAAATTCACTTGTCTATACGGCTGAAAATATTGTAGAGTGGGATAAAAACTTAGATATAGTAAACCCTTTCTGGAGAAACAAAACTATAGATGTAGGAAATGAAAAAATAACAAAGTACATAAATGAAAAACAATCTGCTTTTTTAAACAACACATGCTGGATAAATGGAAACGATAAAATTTTGCGTCAATTTGTAGGTGGAGAAACTTTAAATATTCATTGTGATAACCCAGCTATAGACGACCCATCATATAAAGATGACGGGACACGCTGGGGAATGGTTATATATTTAAATGAGTTTAATGGTGGAGAGATATTCTATCCAAAACTTAATATTACTTATAAGCCAGAGCCAGGAGATTTATTGATCCATCCCGCTTCATCAAGATATGAACATGGGACAATGCCAGTTCTTGAGGGGCCAGATCGCTACATAATGACGGGATTTGGAGTCTTATTGAGCTACCCTAGGGATATGTCATAAGGTGTTTTTTGCACCTGATAAGATAAAATAACGCATGCCCTTGGACCCTCAAGAGTTCTAAAGCCATGGTATTGCTTACAAGGCAACCAAACAGCGTCACCTGGGTATAAAATTTCAGTTCTTGTTGGTGGTAAATTATCTTCATCTTCCCAAGTTGTTACTTCAACGACTCCAACTTGATTGATATGAAATGTAGGCTCATCATGACAATGCCTTGAAACACCAGATCCGACTTCACGAGCAATTTGCAGCCACATTTGATCTGTTTGTGGAATAAATTCTTTTAACTCTTCATAGATTTCTTTAAAGCTACCCAACCTATTAATTTTTTCTTTTATTTCAGGTCTCCAAATTTCAGGAGGAAGGTCTGGGTTATATCTTACGCCCCACTTAGGGTATGGTGTAAAGAAAAACTCTACATCGTGATGAACACCCGCTGGCCCCTTTTCAGATAACTCTTTAAATATCTCTTCGTAAGTTTCTATAGTGGGCAATACAGGACAAAAGTTTTTAAAAATAGTAAATTGATTGGTTTCAAATGCTTCTTTTACTTTTATCATATTAATATTATAACTCATTTTTTATGGAATATGCTATTCCTGCTCTTGGTGCGGAAAGTGAGCGGACGGAATGAGGCTCGGCGGTAGGAATAAATATTACATCGCCTGGATTCATTAAAAATGTCTTATTGCCAACTTCCCATAATGTATATCCAATTAAATTCCAATGTATTTGTGGGCAAATATCAGAATGTGTGCCTAATCCGCTATTATCTCCCATAACGCTTGACATTATGGTTGCAGGCTCATCCCATACATAATCCCCCCAGACTTCTATTAAAGCGTCACGATAGGGGTTGAACCAGTCAAATTGGGTCAATAGAGGCGATCCTGGGATCTCAAATGTAATGGATAGATTTGGATTATCCCATCTTACTTCTCTGTTATGATTGGCTTTTTCTCTGTATTCAACAAGGTCCGACCATTGAGCCGAAAAAGGAAGCCCCCCACGAAAATATGTTACTTCGTTGGCATTTTTAGCATTACGCAGATCATCTACAAAGCTCATTATTTACCTATCTGTATATTCTGATAACCATCTAATAAATGATAATTCTCGTCAAACTTAGTCCACATAGGGTTAAGCTTGCTTTTTCTGCAAAAATCAAGAATCTGGTCAATAGATATATCTTGATAGTTGCCCGATAAGAGCAGATTTAGCCTTTTAAGAGACTCATCTGCATGTTCCCTATACTTTTGCTTCTTGTCATCTACCCAAGGCCTAGATGTGGAGTTATCAGCCAAATCTTTATCTGGATATTTTCTGACTGTGTGGTGGTAATAGATTATATCGGGTATTGCAAAAAATCTATAGCCACGAATAGAAGAAATAATAGATGAATAAGGCTCTTCAACGTTCCAAGAAATGGCGGGATCTAGAGGAACCTCCTCTACATATTGTCTAGAAGAGAATAACCAAGTAAAGCATAGCCAATAATGCTCTGTATAAGGTGTTTTAGGGACTAATTCAGGCTTAGGGAACCAATATCCAGGAGCAAAGGGTATATTATGATCTTTTGTAATGTCCCAGCTAGGAAAATAGCTCGTATTATGCCCAAAACCGTAGCCAGGATCAGTATTTATGGAGAAATCTTCATTTATCTCGTAAACAGGACCATGATTAGTAATTATTACTCTTTGATCTTGTATATCTCTAGTGATAAGGTCATATTTTGAGAGACAAGTCTCATCCCATCCCGCCAAAAATCGAGTATGACCACATATATAAAGCACATAATCGTAATTTACGTCTATTTCTGTTGTTTTTTTTCTTGCCCAGAGGATTCCACGATATTCTGATGTGTCATATTTTTGATGTGTGATCTGAGTCACAGAAATAAAGCTTAAATCAGAGAATTCTTGAGATTCCTCTACTATGGAGAAGTAGATATTATCTTTATCTATTGCTTTATCCCAGCAATCTCTTACAGTTCCCGCCAAATCTCTCTCTTTATAGGCAATTATTGAGACAAGTATCATAAATAGACATCCCTTGCTACCCACATATCGCTATAATTGTTTGATCCTGACAAATTTATGTCTCCAGCTCCGTGATTTTTGGATAAAGCAAATATTTCACCGTCTGGAAGTATAAATCCATAGTTTTTTATGTCATATCCTGGAGTTAAATGTCTAAAATCACCTATCCAGTGGTTTCCATCCACTCCATGATCTGCAAATGCTTTGCCAAATGGCTGTGGTCCAGTTGGGTCTAATGCAGATATCCCATAATATCTATTTTTTACGTTCTCAGATATCTTTAATATTGTTCTTTCAAATACATCATTACCTGGAGTTCTAGCTACAATCACACTTGTTTGCATTCCCCACGAATTTCTACCATTTCTTTGATCATCTCTAAAAGCTATTAGGTCATATCCAGGAATATTTTTTGTCATAGGCTTATTATGGATATCATAATAAATCCCGCCATTTTTGTAAAGTATGCAAAATCTAGCTAGGTCAGATTTATAGCAGTATGGTTTAAGTGTAATATAGTCTTGCAAAATCTCTTGACCAAAATTATCTTTAATAAAATCTTTTATTTCTTCATCATACCAAATTTTGTAGTCTTCATTTGGATAATATTGTTTAAAACGATCTTTATTTTTTTCAACCAAATCCCGAGCATCCTGATTTATATTATCAAGTATTAGTATTTGGTTTACAGTCATGCGTTAATTATCTCACAATACCCGCCAATTTTATAATATGTGATGTATGTCACATATAAATTCAATTTGACGAAAATGTTAATGTATTTTTTAGATGTATGATACACATCGAGCGGAAAAATACCAAAAAAAAGTAGTGAGCCCGAAATGTCCGATTTGTATAGGTATGTACCTCATAAATGTGGGGTAGATCACAAAGATTTTTTTTAAAATGTCCGATTTGTATGCAATTTGGAGTTGATTTTGTCAGTGGTATCTGATAGACTACAGTCATACAAATTAAATAAAGAAAAAAAAGATTGCGAAGACACGGCGTGTCGAGTTGATTTTCTAGAAATAGTATGCTAGACTTTCAGTCATAACAATTAAATAAAGATAAATCCTAGTGAGCCTCTAGAAATAGAGCAAATAATCTAGGCAAGGAAAGAAGATAGAAAGTCTATCTGAATTAAAAGAAAGGTTCATCAAATGAACACTATATATAACGAACTAGTAAAAGAGTTTGGGCTAGAATACACTAGCCATAATCCTGCTACCCGTCCTGCTATGACTATGAAGCAGGCTTCATATATCAACGCTAAGTACCCTCACTCTGAGGAACTATCTATGCGACCTAGTGCTAAAGCAATTTATATTGCTGAGCGTTATGGTTCACTTTCTGTTCTGTGGGGTGCTAAGTAATGACTATAAATAGTTTAACTCTCATTTCGCTATTGCTAGTGTCGTACCTATCTGCTAAACTAATAACCGATAAAGATTGGGGCAAGAATAATGAAGAATAAAATTATTGCACTTGCACTAGTGATAGCGGTTATTCCTAGTGTTGCTAATGCTAGGGGTTATCGTGTACCTAGAATAACTACACATCACACCTCCCGCCTTTCTAGTGTAGGTCAGTATCACCTCACCTATCACAGAACACAAAAAATTAAATGCTCGTATAGTGGTTGCCGTAGCGACTACAAGCCTTAAGAAAAAAAAGAATAGGAAATAAATAAATGTCATACACATACTCTTGGGAGCGTACCAATACGCTTAATCCTTCAGACTTTCTTACTTGGGAAGTCGAGGAAGAAACCGAAACCGAATCAGAGTTTGATTCATTATTCATCGGGGTTGAGGATTTTGACCCTGATGAGATTCTCTAACAAATGTCAGTGGTCTATGGTAGACTACTATTAACAACAACAAGAAAAGGAAAATAAATAAATGACAATCGAAAATAAGACATATCAGGTAGGCGATTTATTCACTACTCAGCGTTCAGGCGTAACAGGCACGATTAAAGAGATCGTAAATGTCAAGCCAAATCAAAATCGTGTTAAGTTGTCGGTAGACGGCAAGGATCGTTGGACAACTGTCACAATCAAGTAAGTTTGGCAAATCGCCAAATATCCTGAGCAAGATATAAAAAGGCTCAACAATAAAAAACCCAACAAGAAAAAAAGAAAAGGAAAACTAAAATGTCACTTAACGGATACACTTATCAAGTCGGAGATTTGTTCACAACTAGCACAACAGGCGTAACTGGTCGCATTTATTCTTTCGCACCAATTAGCAAAACTGTAACTCGTGTAGGTCTTACTCTTGCAAATGGTCAAAAGCGTTTTGCAATGGTAAAAACTTCTAAGTAATGCTATAATAATTTGGCGGGTCGTGAGTGATAACAGGTAAATATCTAAGTAGCCTTAGATTACCCGCCCTAACTAATAAAGGATAGAAAATAAAATGACAAGAAAAGACTACATTGTAATTGCAGAAGTTTTGAGAAAATTTTCAACCTCTTTAGAAATTACAGAGTTTGAAGATTTGGTAAGCGAATTTTCTGAAGTAATGAAAAAAGATAATGATAGGTTTGACACAGAAAGATTTTCTCGTGCTTGCTGGGGGAGAAAATAAAATGATGACAAGAAAAGACTACGTAGCAACCGCTGAAATTCTAAACTCATACGCAACCGAAATGAAATTAGAAGTGTTAGAAGATTTAGTAAATGATTTCATCGAAATGTTTGCAGCAGATAACGAAAGATTTGACTCAGATAGATTTTGGGAAGAGTGTTTTAAAAATCTAGACGTATAAAAATAAATGCTCTGAAGTCAGTATTTTATACTGGTTTCAGAGCTTCCCCCAAATTTTGCGAGCTCCCGTTATCCACAGGTTTATCCACAGGTTGTGGATTATAGTTCATCTTACGTTCACCTAAGTTTTACGGCGTGTCGCTTGATTTTTCCGTTTAAGTGTGTTATACTTCCAGTATTAGAAAATAAAGAAAGGTTAGGTCAAAAAATGACTAACACTAGAAATCAAGGGCTCAAATGCTCAGAATGTGGCAAAGTCCAGGCTTGGACAACTTGTACAAATTGCCAAATAAAGTACATAAAAGATAATAGAGTGTGATCTAACTCACATTCTCTGAGCGTCTCAAAGTTTGAGAATACTCACAAGTAACTAGAAAAAATCAAAAAAGTATGTTAAACTAGCGATAGTTAAACAGTTAAAAAAGAAAGGTGGTCAAAATGACTACACTAAATAAAGTAAATATGGGTAAAGCCCTTCAAATTTCCGCTAACCTTGAAAATCGTATTATTCACGATTTCAATAATGGTGGATGTACTTCTTCCTATGGCTTATCTACGCCTCAGCGTATAGCCTTATTAAAAATCTTATTGGGTGGAAATGCCCCTAAGTGTGAGTGTATCCAC